TCTAAGATTAACTTACCAAGCAATACGCTTCGGGTAGACTTAGACCCAGAAATTTATACAGACAGCGATCCAGTACAGCGTGGACTTTTGTTATACGACAGAAAGAATCACACGGATGTATGGACTAAGGAGGTTAAAGCCTCCATTACTTTTGAGTTAGCATTTACAGATATGCCTGAGCAGTTCCGTCACTACATAACAGTTAAAGCTGCTCGTATCTTTGCTAATCGATTCTTAGGAAGCAGGGAGATCGAAGGGTTTGCTTTGCGGGATGAGATCGAAGCGAAAGCACGGGCGATTGATAGTGACTCTGAAAATGCAGACAGAACTATCTTTGACCACTACAGCGTACTAAGAGTATTAGACAGATAAGAGATGCCTCTGTTAGTAAACAGTGTACCGAATCTCGCACAGGGCGTATCACAACAGCCTGACAATCTCAGGTTTCCCGGTCAGTGTGACGAACAAATAAATGCTTGGGCTACTGTTGTTGAGGGGTTAGTTAAAAGACCACCTACTACATACACAAAGAAGATCGGAGATAGTGATCCCGGTGTTAACTTATTCACACACTTCGTAAAGAGAGATGAGACGAATAAGTACTGTGTTACAGTGTCTCTTGGTAACAGCGTATCGATTGGACAAGTAGGTGTTATTGATCTTGAGACGGGTAACAATGTATCGGTATCTGTAACTTCTATAGCTACTAGTTATCTTAGTGGTATCAGTAATCCGTTAGCCGACTTACGAGCACTGACGGTAGCTGACTATACGTTCCTTGTTAATAAGACGAAAGAGGTTGAAAAGAATACAGTTTCTCTTGGTCAAACACCAGCTGATGAAGCTCTTGTTTTTGTTAAGTTGGGGGATTACGAGAAAAGTTATAGTATATATGTTGATGATGGATTGATACCTCCAGACCCAACTTTTAGTCACACTAGTCACCATAATTACAACCAAACAGGTCACGCACCTTCTACTTATATAAGTGGTCCTAGCTCTGGAAGTCACGCAGGTAAACACGCGGATACTGAATACATAGCTAAAGATTTAAAGTTATGTTTAGATGCTGAATTAGGGGGTGGTACATTGGTAGGTATTGATGCTATCACGGTTACTGCTGGAGGTAGTGGTTATATGGGAGGTAATCAAAAAAGAAAAGTAGAAGTAGAAGTTACACAGCCCACTTTTTCTGATGCCACTGCTTTAGGAGTAGCTACTGTCAACTGTGTGACCTATTACCCGTCGTCTTTTGATTGTGGAGGTACGATAGTAAATGTTGATATGGTTCGCAAAGGTAGCAACTTCAGTTCAGACCAAGTTACACATCCATTAGTTTTTACAGTTAAAGAATACAATTACAGTCCTTGGAGTAAAACTTGGCTAGATGTAGTTAGAGGATCAGGTGCTACATTCACAGCTACTACAACTTCTAGGGCTAATGTAGAAATAACTAGAAAAGGTAGTGTTATTCGTTTAAAAAGTAACGATGGTCCTTTTAAGATACGAGTAGAAGATGGTCTATCAAATGAAGGTTTAGGATTAGCTTATCAAGAAGTAGCTAGTATCACAGACCTACCTAAAGAATGTTTTAATAATTTTTCTATAAAAGTAATAGGCGATGCTGATATAGACCAAGATGATTATTTTGTAAGATTCTCTACTAAAGATAAGTCAGAGTTTGGAGAAGGTACTTGGGTTGAGATTGTTGGTTGGACACGTGATGGAACAGAGAGTGGTGAACTTACTCCTATAGAAGTTAAGTTAGATCAGACCACTATGCCTGTTACTCTTGTTCCTGTTTTAGATAGTATCGGTAATGTTAATTCTTTTAAGCTACAATCACCAGAAGAAGACTTTGACCTAGTATCGCCAGCAGTAAGCGGGTGGAGAGCAAGAGGAGCAGGTAACGACGAAACCAACCCATTCCCATCTTTCGTAGGTAATAAAATCAACGATGTCTTCTTTTTTAAGAACCGTTTAGGATTCCTCACAGATAGCAATGTTATCTTTAGTGAAGCAGATGAATACTTTAACTTCTTCCGTACTACCACACAACAGCTACTAGACAGTGCACCGATAGATGTCGGATTGAGCCACACAAAGGTAGCTGTTCTTCAACACGCTGTACCGTTCCAAGAGAAGCTGATGTTATTCAGTAAGCAGTCACAGTTTGTATTACGTGGAGCAGACATATTAAGTCCTAAGACTGTAGCTATATCTCCTGTTACTGAGTACGATATATCAGACAGTGTACAACCAATAGCTCTAGGTAATTATATATACTTCACTTTTAGACGGAATGACTTTGAAGGGATGTACGAATACTTTGTTGATAACAACACAGAGACATTCCATAGCGAAGAGATAACCTCACAGATTCCTAAGTACATAACAAAACAAGTAGAGAAGATAGCTGGTTCACAAGCAGAGAATACTATTGTTGTTGGTACAAGCGGAGATCGTAATACATTGTTTGTGTATAAGTACTTCTGGTCGAATAAAGAAAAGATACAAAGTGCTTGGATGAAGTTTACCTTTGGTCGGGAGATACGAGGGTTTGATTTTATTGACAGTAACTTGCATCTGTTTACTAAGGACGACGATGGGTTACACCTTGAGAAGCTTACACTTGAAGATGGTATAAAAGATGCTGGGTTGGATTATACGTTATACTTAGACAGTAAGATAGATCATACAGTCGGTAGTCTTAATAACAGATTAACTACTAGCTACGACGCACCGTCTAAGACTACTACGATAAGTGGTTTTGAGTACGATCCAGTAGATGTAGTAATCTACACTAAAACAGGTAATAAAGTAACATTCACTAAGACGATTAGTACAGCAGGTACGGTTGGTGGTGATCTTACATCTATCGATTTCGTAGCTGGTATCCCGTACAATATGTTGTACAGGTTCTCCGATCAGACACTGAAGCAACCAACAGAGCGTGGAGGAAGAAGTGCATCTGATTACGCTTTCCAAACGATCCGTAACGGTAGCTTGAACTACGCAGAGACTGGACACTTTACTGTAGAAGTAACTCCAAAGTTCAGAGATAAGTATACATACGCATTTAATCCTGACATCGTTGGTGCTAACTTAACACTTAATGCTTTTACCCCACAGGACGGTCACTTCCGATTCCCTGTACAGTGTCAACCTAACGAAGCAAAGATAGAAGTTGTTACCGATTCTGCTTTACCAGTTAAGCTATTAGCGGCAGAGTTTGAATCGATGATGATACCAAGGAGCAGACGTTATGGAGCTTAGGATAGATGAAGCACAACCTGATATGGATGCTGTTGATCTGTACGAAGACCTGCGGGAGGAAGATATGTTAGAGATACTTGGACTTACGCACCACCCACGAGACGCTGTTATTATGTCTTACGCATGTAGTACAAAGTGTTACAGTGTAAAGGATGAGATGAATAACTTATACTGTTCTTTTGGTGTGGCTGCTATCGACGGTACGAATATCGGAAGTGCTTGGTTATTAGGTACTAGAAGATTACCAAGGATCAAGAAGTTCTTTTTGAAACACTCACGGGAACGTATGATGGACTTGTTAGATGGGTTTGATTATCTGACGAACTATGTGATGCGTAGTAACAAGTTGAGTATTAAATGGTTGGAGTGGTTAGGTGCAGAGTTTAGCGATTGTCAGTACGAAGGCTATCTGTCATTTATATTAGAGAGGAAGTAACGATATGTGCAGCATTGGATTAGCAGGTTTAGCGTTAGGAGCAGCATCAGCTGGAGCGTCGGCTATCGGTCAACGTCAGCAAGCACAGATGCAGTATCAAGCAGCTAAACAACAAGCTGAGATGCAACGTCGTTATCAAGCACAAGCAGCAGCAGCGGAACGACAAAGGGCTTTACAGGAACAAACATCACTTCGTATGCGTCAAGCACAAGAGCAAGAAGCAGTAGGACGGGAGCTAGAACAAGTAAGTCGTAAATCACAAGCTGCACTTGCACGGGCTAGAGTATCTGCAGGAGAAGCTGGAGTAGCAGGTGCGTCTGTTGATGCGTTGATGGGTGACTACCTAAGACAAGAAGCTGGTTATCGCAGTGCATTACTTCGTCAACAAGAACTTAGTGGTACGGCGACGGGACTAGGACTTGAACAAGTCGGACTAGCTTCTCAACAACGATTGATCGGTATTAACCAACCCATAGCAGAACCAATGCGTCCACGAGGTCTAGGCATACAAGATGTATTGAGTGTAGCAAGTGGTGGATTGGAAGGATATGTAACAGGAAGATCGCTGAAGAAATAATTATGGCTAAGGAACGAGTACAAGTACAAGGCTTAGGGGATGTTGTTCCCGGTATTCAGCCGACCATTCAACGAGCCGGACAATACGCAGTTGCTCAAGTCAGGGCGGCTCCGGTGCCAGTACCTCGTAGTAAGTTGTTGGATTTAGCGGACACCTTAAAGGTAGGACAAGACCTCCTTCAACAATACGGTTTAGCTGCTAAACAAGAAGCGGAGATGTTTGAAGAGGAGCTAAGTCGTAAAAGCCCTGAAGAAATTGCAGCTATTAAAAAGAAGACGGAAGGTGAGTTAGATAAACTAGTACGTCGAGATGCTATTGGATGGTTGACTTCTCCGTTGAATCAGAAGAGGAAGATGCAAGCTGTAGGTGCGTTGTTACATGATGACTACGAAAGACAACTTAAAGCTAAAGTACAAGACCCAGCCAATGCAGATGCAGATATAAATGAATTGATAGCTGGTGTTAAAGATGAATTACGTAATCAATACGGATCACTTCAAAGTACTTTTGTTAACGAAGGTTTTGAAGGTGCTATCAGAGAAACAACAAGACGCTATACATTACAACACGATACTTTAGCTACAGCACAAGCAAGAGAAGAAGTTAAACGTGCTGGTGTATCTACTTTATTTAATGCCTCTACTATAGTTGGAGGTGAGTTATCTAATCCAGAAGCTATTGATAAATGGTGGACTGATAACCAAGGTTCATTAACTCCTATTGAGTTAGCTCAGTTAAGAAAGAATGCCATAGTTGAATTAGCCACTAGCGGTAACTTTGAGGGGGCTAGAAAACTTCAAGCATATACAGCTAATTTTAAAGCAGGTACTACTAAGATGGGCGACCCAGATACAGCAGAAGACGATGTATTTGGTCGTTATTCTGCGGAGGAGGCGTCTATTATAGAAGCAGTTGATAATTTAGAATTACAAAGAGATAGTCGTTTAGTTAATAATTCTAAGCAAGAGCTTCGTATATTTGATGAATTAGCTGTTGATATTGGTTTAGCTATAAGAAGTGGACAAGGATACGAAAAAGAAGACGGTACTTTTATAAAAACAACTAAAGAGGCTGAAGCTTATTTATTAGGTAAATTACAAGAATCTGATAACATATTAGTAAGAGGATCAAACGGAGTATCTGTAGTTCAAAATGCTCTTAAAAGTTTGGAGATGCCTAGCGATGAGAACTACATCTTATTTAAAGAAAAGTACGCTAGAGCATTCACTGGTCCTCAGTCTTTTAGGTTTCGTTATGAACAAGTCATTAACGATTTTAATCAACAAGTAGGTGAAGAAGATACTTTAACTGGTAAGTTTTCCGTTGATCCTAGATATGTAAAATTAAGTAATAAGTTATTAGTTGATATGGCCCGTAAGAGAGACGCTAAACAATTAGAGATTAGCACGGGAACTTTCACAGACGTAAATGGGGAGCTAATAGTAAACGCTAAGTTCCAAGATCAGATGAAGTATATGCAAGCTTGGGATGATTTATATTTGAAAGAGTATGATTCCCAGCTTAAAACCCAGTCAGAAAAATTAGCACCTAAAGTTGAGTTAACAGCCGAATCAAAAGATGAATTAGCTGAAGATAAAACTGACGAATCTTTTACAATGCCCGGAGAGAAAATGAGCGAGCTATACGGATTCGGTCCAACTGGGACTATTAGGAAAACTAAGTATCTGACAGGCAGGGGGGATTTTACTGATTTAGAGAGGTTGATGAGAGCTGGGGAGGATTACGAAGATTTTGTTAAAGACTTAGAGGAGGAGGAATTAGGCAGTACTTTAAATATTTTACAATCCAACAAATCAACACCCGAAGAACAGCAAATAGCTAAAAATAAAATAGCCTTAT